GGTGTTTACGGCACGGCTGGTCAGCTGCAGCAAGATCCTAATCCATCCGAGGGTGGCATACTAAAGACTGACTACATTGAGATGTGGCCGCACAAGCGTGGCCTGCCGCCGTTTGAATACATACTGCAAAGCTATGACTGCGCCTTTACTGAGAAGACAACTGGCGACCCAACAGCGTGCAGCGTTTGGGCAATCTTCACTCATGACGGGAGGCGCAATGTCATGTTGATTGACGCATGGGATGAGTACCTGGGCTACCCGGACTTGAGAGCTAGGGCGATCAAAGACTGGGCAACCGAGTACGGCGGCATGAGCAAAGACAGCGAGTTCTCTAGACCACGCAGACCTGATCGTATATTGGTCGAAGCTAAGGCTTCAGGTCAATCATTACTTCAGGATCTAAGATTGGCCAACGTACCAGCAATCGGCTACAATCCGGGTAACGCTGATAAAGTTAGCCGAGCTCATCAGGCAGCTCCGACACTGGAGCTAGGCATGGTGTGGATACCTGAATCAAAGAAGAATCCAGGACACTTCGTAGGCTGGGCTCACGACTTCGTCAAGCAGCTATCTAAGTTTCCTGTGGCCGCTCACGATGATTACGTGGACACGTTCACGCAGGCCATCATCTATTTTAAGAATGACCGCTGGTTTGATTTGCCGCAGGCAAAAGATCCAGACGAGCGCAGAGTAGAAAAAACAAACATTGGCAATCCGTATGCCGCGTAGGAGTGAACCATGTCTTTGAAGGACGATCTTAAATTGAATACGCCTAGGCGCACGCCCGGACACGCGACTAAGTCCCACGTTGTGAAGACCAATGTAGACGGCAAGCCTAAGATGATACGCTTTGGTGAGCAAGGCGCGAGCACCGCTGGCAAGCCTAGCCCGAACGATTCAGCAGCGACTAAGGCCAAGCGTAAAGCCTTTAAAGACCGCCATGCTAAGAACATCGCTAAAGGACCAGCCTCCGCTGCGTACTGGGCTAATCGAGTCAAGTGGGCTAAAGGTGGTCCAGTAGAAGATCAGCGTCCAGCTAACTTGCGTCAGATCATGACAGATGTTGGCGCTGACACATTATCTGGAATGCTTGGGCCTATTGCTTCATCAGCTTATTCGCTAGGCAATCAATACTTCACGGATAAAAGCATTGAGGAACTAGAGGCCGACAAGGCTGCTGTTGACAAAGCCCTCAACTATAACCCAAGAACTAAAGAAGCTCAGGCCGTCAATGAGTACGCTATGGGCAAGATGAGCGAAGGAGTCGCTGCCTTAGCCGAGAAATACAACGAGAACAAAGACAGCCTTGGTTACATACCCGACATGGTTGACTACGGCATGGAGCGATACAACGAGCTCGACCCAGAGACTCAATTTGCTATAGAGAACGCGCTAACGGTAGGCGAGGTTGTCCCCATCGGTAAACTGGCAGGCATGGCCAAGGGCGCAGTAAGAAATGCTGGCGACAGGCGAATGATTAGTGACGCAGCTTCTGATGTCCCAGATGAAAGCTCATACCTGCCGCTGCAGGACCGGCTTGAAGAGATGGGTGCTCGCCAGCTGGCTGTCGATGATGTCTCGCCTAAGCCAATCATGTTTAGGGATGTTGCACAGCCTGATCTTACTCCAGACCAGCTATCTAGGTCGTTTAAAGACGGCGAGATAACCAACTACGGCAGGAATATTGCCCGGAAGCGAGCAGCAAAAGATATGGCAGGACAGACCTCCAAGGTCAAGAAGCTGTCTGAAGTATTAGGTGACATGAACATCGAGGGCAAAGTTAGCATGGTTGCCACTCAGTCTGACAGGACTGGCATCAAAGACGGTGCAGGTCCGGGCTATCCTTTGATTGGTCGGCAGTATTCAGAGATGGCTAAGCTTTACCAAGACCAGTTTGGAGAGGCTCCTGTGCCTAGAATGCTGGACAAGAATGGTGAAATCACTGACTACCCTGTGTGGGCTGTTGATGCCAAAGGTACAGTAGCCAGCCTAAGAAACAATTTAAGAGAAGAGGGAACTATACTTGTCCCGATGATTGGCTCGCCAGGACAGCTTCGCACAAACAAAGAAGTATTTAAGAAGCTGAAGAAAGAATTTATGGCCGGCATTAAGGCCAACAAATTAGACGCAGATCAGGCTGACAAAATAAACCTTAACCTAGAGGCGCTCACTGGAGACAAGATGGACATCAGAGATCCGTCATCTTGGATAGAGCTTGAGAAGACTTTTGATGGTCGTGGCGCATTGGCTGACATTATGAGCGGAAAGACACCGCAGGCTATAGCTGCAGTCGGAGCAAGAAGTAAATGGCGCACTAAACTCAATAAGAAGCGAGCTGCTGATGGGCTTGAGCCTCTTGATCTAAACCCAAAGACGGCTCCTTTAGGAGCGCGTAAAGGCCAGATATTTGACTACGACAAGATATTAGAGGACTCCACAGAGTCTGTACTCTTGGGCGCTGGAACTTTTGACATTGGCCCTTCACTAATTCTACCTTCTCGGTATAGGCAAAGTGAAACTATGCGTGATGCTCATCCTGGCTTTAAAGAGCAGTTGATGGGAGAGCTGGCATCTGATGATATTTTCACGCCCGTTCCGCTTGAGGCTGCAATGCCAAGCTTTATTGATCATGGCCGAGGTCTTCACATGAGAGCCGGGCCTAACAAAAGGCCATTTAATTCAAGCGCCTGGGGAATGAATGCGCGTATGGGATACCCCGGCCAAGGTCTTCCAAGCCAGAAGATAGACGAAGATTACCTAAAGTACCTGCAGGACATGGGCTTTGCCGAAGGCGGTGAGGTTGAGGTAGCTGAAGAGGTTAGCGTTGAGTACAACGCTGACAAGATCAGTGCTATGGCTGACGCGCTAATGAACGGAGATAGCTACGCCGAGGGCGGTGAGGTTAAGAAGCAGGCAACCAGAGATGACACGATTGGTTACAACGCGCCTAATTTACGCCGGGTAGCTGGCGATGTTCTTACAGACTTTGCGTCTGGCATATTCGGACCCATCGCATCATCTGCTATTTCTTTAGGCGAGCAAGCCTTTACCGATAACACCATTGAAGAAATGATGGCTAACAATGAGGCTTACAATGATGCCCTTAACTTCAATCCCAGGACAAAAGAAGCTCAAGCTGTTAATAAATCAGCTATGCAAGGTCTAGGCGCTGTCGTTAACGAGGGCATTGAATACTATGACCGAAACAAAAAGCATTTATCTCCTGAAGTCCAACAGTCCATAGCAGCAACCGGGCAGGCGTGGGAAGACTTAGATCCTCGCACGAAGTTTCTTATAGGAAATGCTGCCACAGTTGGCGAAGTATTGCCCATTGGTGGCGCGGTAAGGGCTGGTCTTAGAGTAGGAAGGAATGCAGTAGATCAAAGAAACTTAAACGCTGCTGCAGGGCAAGTACCCAGTGAAGCTTCTTACGAACCTTTACAGGATAGGCTAGAAGAAATGGGCGCAAGGCAGCTACAAGTTAGAGAGCCGGGCGATAATAACTTCTTGAATGAGTATGATAGTGATGTTCTTGGACTTGGTCCTGAAAGATTAATGTCACCCATTTCTACACCACAGACTGTTTCAAATAGATTAAATATTAAACTTACTGATGATGATATTGATGACCTTACCGATGATGAACTAAATAAGGCTAATGATGTTGTTGATTTGACTGAGAGAAGATATCCCGGATCAACGATAACTAACCGATGGCTTAACACTAAGCTAAAGAAGTATCTACAGAATGAACTAGGCACAGGCCAAAACGATTCTATTGTTAGAGTAGCAGGTGACGCAGATAACATGCACTATGAAGTAACTGACTATACTTTAGGTATAGGCGATCTTGATGAGCAGATAAATCTTGGCCAGTACAATGTTGAGGCGTATGGTCTGGAATATTATCCAAACATGATTAGGCTTGATTCGGAGTCAGACTTAGCTAAGTCATTTGAAGGAGCTTCGGATAAGTTATTAGACCAGCAGCAGGCTGGGACTATTAGAAAATCAGGATTAATTAAAAGAAGAATGGAAAATCGAGTGAGAAATTTGAATCGTAGAAAAGATTCAGAAGCCAGCCTAGAAAGTTTAATGGATGAAATGTATGAAGCCAATCCTTTCTTAAACAAGGTGCCTCCTGAAACCAATATGTTTACTCTTAATGAAGACATTGCAGAAGAGTTACAGCTAGAGGTGCTTACTGAAGGTGTGCGTGAGTTGGTCGATCCAACGAATGAATTAGGCTTACCTCCAGAGCTGTACTTACCCGGAGATAAGATTTTAAAGATGTCAGTTGGAGAGGTCTCTGCCAGAGTTGGCGATCTTCGCCTTTGGAAAGAAAAAGAGATGACTAAGGGTTTTATAGAGTTAGCTCAGAAATCGCCCCGTATGATAGTCGATGGATTTGATATTGATTTTGCTAAAGAAAAAGGTGCTACTTGGGTAGACATACCTGACGCTTCATCAAGCAAGCAAAATAAAAAGATTTGCACATCATTAGGCAAGGGAGGAGAGTGGTGTACAAAGATTGAAAAACAAGCGCTTAATTACGGATCTGGAAACAGCAGTCTTACTGTAATGCTTGACGGAGATGGAAGACCTCATCTTCAAGTACAGTTCATTGCCAATTATAAAAATCAAAATGGCGATGATATCATTGATATTAAAGAGATAAAGCCACCGGGCAATGAGTTTGATCATCAAAAGTCAGCGTCTTACATTAGACAAGATCCTTTGTACGAAACAAAACTAGCTGATGAGGTAATAAATTTTTTAAACAAAGTAGATAATGAAATGATAGTGGGTAATATTAATCCTGACGAACTAGAACTGTTCGGACTTGTTGACGTTGATGACACTATGTATATGCATGAGATATTAGATGATAGATATAGTTTAGATGCAGAGGCTATGGAGAGTGTGTACGATATTTACGATGTTTACATGTCTCACAGGCGGTTTAGTCCAGCAAAAACACCTAGAATTGTGCGTGAAGAGCAAATAATGGACTACATGGATTCAGGCGTATCTGATCTTGACCGTAGTGATTTTGCCAAAGGCGGTGCAGTTATCGCTAAATATGACGCAGATAAGATAAATAAACTTGCACAGGGTATAATGCCTGAGAACTTTGCTGAAGGCGGTCCAGTAATTTATAACGCTAGTCGAATTAATGAAATTGCCAACCAACTACTACAGGAGGCTTAACGTGGCTGAAGAGAACGAGATTGAGATTGAAGTAGAAGAAGTTACAATGGTAGAGCTTCCAGAAGAAGATGAGCTAGAGTTTGAGGACACCGAAGACGGTGGAGCGATGGTACGCATGGAGACTATGTCTGTGCGAGAGGCTTCTGATCACTTTGAGAACATTGTGGAAGAGGTTGACCAGAGTCTACTAAAGTCTGCCATCAACGACCTGATGGAGAAGATAGAGCGCGACAAAGAAGCTCGCCAGAAGCGAGATCTGCAGTACGAAGAAGGTTTGCGCCGCACAGGTTTAGGCGATGACGCACCGGGAGGTGCCCAGTTTCAGGGAGCCAACAAGGTTGTGCATCCTATGCTGGTCGAGGCGTGTGTTGATTTCTCTGCTCGATTCATCAAAGAGATATTCCCGCCCACAGGTCCAGTTAAGTCTAAGATTATAGGCGAGGCCGACAGGGCGAAGGTAGGCAAGGCTCAGCGTAAGACTGAGTTTATGAACTGGCAGACTACAGAACAGATGGTCGAGTTTCGCTCAGAGTTAGAACAGTTAAGCACGCAGCTACCTTTGGGTGGCGGTCAGTACATGAAGTTCATGTGGAACGCTCGATTTGTGCGCCCTGTGTCTGAGTTCGTTCCCATTGATGACATATACCTTCCCTTCTCAGCTACAAACTTCTACACCGCAGAACGTAAGACTCACGTTCAGTACGTCACGCAGATGGAATATGAGAAGCGCGTTGAGGCTGGAATGTACGCGGATATAGATCTGCCCACTCCAGATGAGCCTGACTTTAGCGCAGCTGAGCGTGCCAACGAGAAGATAGAGGGCAAGCAGAATACTAGCTACAACGAAGATGGTCTGCGAACCATCTTTGAGATCTACACGTTTATGGACTTTGAAGATGGCGAAGGTTTAGCGCCTTATATCCTGAGCGTGGACAAGTCTTCAGATAAACCGCTCTCACTTTATCGTAACTGGGAAGAAGATGACGCAAGAAAGAATGAGCTGCACTGGATCGTAGAGTTCCCATTCGTACCGTGGCGTGGTGCTTACCCAATCGGCCTGACTCATATGATTGGCGGCCTTAGTGGAGCAGCGACTGGCGCATTACGAGCCCTACTAGACTCAGCTTACATTCAGAACGTGCCAACACTACTGAAGCTAAAGGGTGGCCCAGGCGGCCAGACCTTAAATGTTCAGCCTACTGAGATTGTTGAAATGGAAGGCGGCGCGTTGATTGATGACGTTCGCAAGCTGGCCATGCCGCTACCATTTGCTGGCCCAAGTCCAACATTGTTTCAGCTGTTAGGATTCCTAGTTGATGCAGGCAAGGGCGTGGTCCAGACTTCCTTTGAGAAGTTTAACGACCAAAACCCCAATGCCCCAGTGGGAACCACGATGGCAATCATCGAGCAGGGCATGGTTGTGTTTAGCTCAATCCATTCTCGCTTACATTCCTCTATGGCTCGCAGTTTTAATATCCTTCATCGCATCAACAGCATGTACTACACTCAGGAAGAGCTAGATGCGCTGGACGCTGGGCTAGAGATCACTGCAGAAGACTTTGATGGCCCATCTGATGTTGTGCCGATCAGTAACCCAGCTATCTTTAGTGAGGCTCAGCGCTTCGCACAGATACAAGCGATTATGGCGCGTGCTGAAAAATTTCCGCAAATGTACGACCAAAAAGCGGTTGAAGAAATGTTTCTGCGAACGCTAAAGGTTCCAGCTTCAGAAGTTATGCAAAAGCAAGCAGGCTCAGAAGATAGAGATCCAGTAAGCGAAAACGTAGCGGCAGCAATGAATCAAGGAATTTACGTGCTGCCTCAGCAAGATCACTTGGCTCATCTGCAAGTTCACTTGCCGTTCTTAAAGTCGCCAATGTTTGGGTCAAGCCCTGGCATTATGAGCACATTCTTTTATCCAATGGCCATGCACATGCGTGATCATCTATTGAACTACTACTTAGTGGAGTCTCATAACGCTATTGAACAGGCGCAGACTCAACAGTTGATACCTGAAGAGGCAGAGCAGCAGGTCGATGTAATCCTCAAGGTCCAGCAGTTTATTGAAGAACAGTTAGGTGGATTCGCTCAAGAACTGGTTCAGATTAATCAGCAAGCAGAGCAATTCAAGCCAGAGAATCAGCCTCAACAGCCTGGCGATGCAATGAAGATTGCAGAACTTAGTGCTCAAATTAAGCAGAGCGAACTTCAGCAGCGCACAGAGCGTGATGGAGCCCGAATACAGCTTGATAACGCTAAAATGC